AGTATAATGACGTTTTCCGCTGGGTTCCTCTAAATGCAGATATTGCTGGTCTATGTGCCAGAACAGACGCAACTAACGATCCTTGGTTCTCGCCAGCAGGTTTCAATAGAGGAAATCTAAAGAATGTTGTTAAATTAGCGTTTAATCCAAATAAAGCTAATAGAGACGATCTATTCAAGATTGGAATTAATCCAGTAGTCACGTTCCCTGGTCAAGGAACTGTGTTATTTGGCGACAAGACACTTCTTTCTAAGCCATCAGCTTTTGATAGAATTAATGTCCGTAGATTATTCAATGTTCTTAAGAAATCGATTTCTACTGCTTCTAAGTTCTCTTTATTCGAATTAAACGACGAATTCACAAGAGCACAATTCGTTGGATTAGTAGAACCATTCTTACGAGACGTACAAGGTAGAAGAGGAATTACTGATTTCAAGGTTGTTTGCGACACAACAAACAACACACCTCAGGTAATTGATTCTAATTCGTTCGTTGGTGATATTTACATTAAACCAGCAAGATCTATTAATTTCATTCAACTAAATTTCGTTGCCGTCAGAACAGGCGTGGAATTTTCTGAGATTATTGGTCAATTCTAAAATGATGGGAGGAGATCTCCTCCCATTTCTAACGAATAAATAAGAATAAAGGATTTAATAAGATATGTCATTTAACCTAACAGATTTTAAAGGACGCTTCAGTTTAGAAGGAGCGAGACCTACACTATTCGAAGCCTTTATCATTTTTCCAGGATTTCCTAATTCAGATTTCTCATTTCATTGCAAAACAGCACAATTACCGGGTAAAACACTCGGAACAGTAGAAGTTCCTTATTTTGGTCGTAAGATTAAAGTACAAGGTGACCAAACTTTTGCTGAATGGACTGTAACAGTGATGAATGAAGAGAATTTCAAAGTAAGAAATGCCTTTGAAAATTGGATGAGTAGAATTAACACAACCGTCGGAAATGTTAAAACACTTCCTAGCAATAGATATAAATCGCAAGCACTAGTTAATCAATACAATAAACAAAACGTATTGTTACAACAATATAAATTTGAAGGAATGTGGCCTTCAGATATTTCACCAATTGATGTTTCTTGGGAATCAAACGATACCATCGAAGAATTTACTGTAACTCTACAGTATGATTGGTGGGAAAATAGTGTTTCACAAAATCCAGGAGCGTTGATTTAATAAGGATATATAATGGCATTATTCGATTATTTTGGTTTTTCATTTAAAAGAAGAGGACCCGAAGAGGAGAAAGAATTACTTTCTCCTGTTCCTCCGCAGTTAGACGATGACGCTATCATAGTTAGTTCTGGTGGTGGATTCGTTAATACATCATTCAATACTGATTTTTCTTCTTCTGATAAGAGAGTTCTCATTAACAAATATAGAGATCTTTCTCTAATGCCAGAAATCGAATCTGCCATCGACGAAATTATCAACGAATCAATTGTGACTGGGGATCCAGAGTCCCCAGTCGGAGTTGTTTTAGACCGTCTTCCATTTTCGGAAGATATCAAAGAAGTAATACAAGAAGAATTCGATACAATCTTAAATTTACTAGATTTCAACGAAAATGCATATGAAATCTTCAAAAGATGGTATATTGATGGAAGATTATTCTTCTCTGTAGTAATCGACTCCAAGAATACTAAAGATGGTATTCAAGAATTAAGATATATAGATCCAAGAGAAATCGAAAAGATTAGAGAAGTTAAAGAAGAATTCTCGAAACGTGGTGTTAAATTACAGAAGACTGTACAAGAATATTACGTTTATAAGAGTGATATTAAGTTACCTGCAGATTCAGTAGCATATTGTAACTCTGGATTGATTGATTATAAAAATAAAGCAACAGTAATTTCATATTTACATAAATCAATTAAACCGTACAATCAATTGCGAATGTTAGAAGATGCTACTGTAATCTACAGGTTAGCAAGAGCACCAGAGAGAAGAGTATTTAAAATTGGTACTGCTGGTTTACCTAAAATTAAAGCTGAACAATATGTAAATTCTTTGATGAATAAGTTCAGAAATAAGATTGTATACGATCAAGCAACAGGTGAATTACGAGACGACTCAAGAACACTTAGCGTTCTAGAAGATTTCTGGATTCCCGTTGGAGAAGATGGTAAAACAACAGATATCTCTACTCTACCAGGTGGCGCAAATCTCGGTGAAATGGGCGACGTTGAATATTTCAGAAAGAAACTATATAATGCTCTACACGTACCTATAACAAGAATTACTGAAGGATCTACATTCAATACGGGTAGAACTGCAGAAATTGACAGAGAAGAAGTTAAATTCAATAAGTTTATCAAGAGATTGAGAATGCGATTCTCCTCTATCTTCACAGATCTTCTTAGAACACAATTGGTTCTTAAGAATATCATCACATCTGAAGAATGGGATACTTATATTAAGAATAATATCTATTATGACTTCAGAAAAGATTCTCACTTCGCCGAATATAACGAAGCCGAAATTATGACTAGAAGAATCGAATTGGCTTCTGCTGCACTTGGTTTAGGTGAATCTTATTTCTCAGAAGATTATATTAAGAAGCATTTCTTGAAGTTATCTGATGATGAGATTAAAGAGATGGCGATCGATAAAGAATCTATTCCTGATGAAGAAGTCCCAGAAGAAACTCCAATGGATCTAGGAATGTCGGACCTTGGTAATCCTTCTCCTGAAGAACTTCCACCATTAGAAACTCCAGAGATTTCTAACATTGAATTACCTCCAACAGATAATGTTCCGCAGGTATAAATAATTAGAGGATTATATGACACAAACTGAAAGAGCCAAAATCGAAGCAATTATCAAACATTCAAAAGAAGGGAATCCACAAGCAATTAAACCTATTGTCAATTCTCTAATTGCTAACAAAATTTCCGATTTGTTAAAAGAAAAAAGAGAACAAGTTAAAAAAGAGTTATAAGGAGAACGTATGAACCTACAAAATTTTAAAGAAGTATATACAAAGATAATCACAGAATCAACAGACGATTCAGATCTAAGAAACTATATCAGAACAATTGTCGAAGAAGTTTTGGTTGAAGAAAATGAAATATCCATAACCAAAAGAAAATATCCAAAATTGCATGCTGCTATTAAAGATCTTGATCCTGGATCTAGACGCTTTCGAATTTTTACTAGTTATGCCACCGAAGCAGAACTAGATAAATTTGAGAAGTTATTAAGCACCAAAGACGGATTACAAAATGCAGAACTTAAAAAATTCATGAAGCGATTCGAACCAAAACCATATTTTCGTGGATCTGGAACCGAATCCGATTATCCACGAAATCTAAGAGCTTTTGATGAATTTGGTTATCCAGATACCTTCAAATCGCTAGATCCATTTGAATAACTTATTGGAGAAGCTGAAGGCCGCATTGTAATATCCAAAAAGTTTTATCCAAAATTGCATGCTGCTATCAGAGATGTTCAAGAGCCGTTTCACCAGCAATATCCAATATATAATCGGTATGATGATACAGAACATGACGAAGCTAGCTTCCGTGCAGAACATGATAGACTTGAGAAGATATTAGGTAAACCAGCTAAAACAAATGCAGAAATTAAAGAAATTAAAGCTTTCTTAAAGGGATACGATACTAAACCTAAGAGAGGTATCTATAATATGCCTTCTGGGAATCGTCCAGGTGAGGGTTTTGATAAAGACGGGTATCCAAATAGTCGGGACGCTGACAAACTATATAACAATAACCCCGACAGATACAAAGATTGATAACGGAAGCTTCAAAGACCATTTGTAGCTAAATTGAACAGATAGTTTAGGAGGTGTGGGATCATACCTCTTAAAAACAAAATTATTGAGAAGATTATTTCTCTATCGAAAGATAATAAACCAAATTCTATTAAGGTATAATAAATGGCAACTACTACTATTTTAAGACAAGACGAAAATTCGGCAGTTGTTACTATTTCCGGGGCGGGGATAGAGACTCTTGCGTTTGTTTTACACCCAGGCGGCGCAACAGGTCCGATCGGAGCCACTGGTTTTGCTGGATCAACCGGAGTTGCTATTGTATCTGTAGACAAACTTGACTGGTCTATTACAGGAACTAATAAGATCTCATTACATTTTAATGGATCTACAGATCAATTAATTGGTCACTATAGTGGAAATGGTGGAATCAATTATAGTAAAGATTATCAATCTAAGATTACTAATGTTGCTGCTGGGGCAGATTCGACTATCCTATTAACTTCTACAACAACTGATCCGTACACTCTTGTTATGAAATTAGAAAAAACATCCGGATTCGTCAAGGTTGGACAATATTCTTAATGCTCTTAGAGAAAACTTTAAAGATTGGCCAAAAAATCCGCTACGATAGGGTTCGTGGTGGAAAGATTCAACGCAAGAAGATTAAATCTGCGAAGGCTGGTTATAGGGTTTCTGGTAAGAAGTTAGTAAGAATGGCTCCAGCAGAGAAGAGAAAGAGATCGATATCTGCTAGAAAAGCTTCAAGAAAACGAGCAGCAAAATTATCATCAATTCTCAAGAAAAGAAAGATCTCAATTAAAAAAGGTAAAAGAGCAGGAATATACAAATGAAACTATTAACAGAAGTAAATGAAGTTATTAAAATTGTTTCAGAATCTGCTGAAGGTAAGCCGAAAGATTATTTCATTGAAGGTATTTTTATTCAGTGTGAAGAACCTAATAGAAATTCAAGAAAATATATGATGGAATATATGAGACCAGAAGTAGAACGTTATGTTGAAGAATATGTTAATAAAAATCGAGCGTTCGGAGAATTAGGTCATCCAGAAAATCCTACTATTAATCTCGATAGAGTATCTCACCTTATAACAACATTAGAACAAAAAGGCACTAATTATATTGGTAAAGCGAAGATCTTGAATACTCCTAATGGGAAAATTGTCAAGGCATTTATCGATGGCGGATGTATGTTAGGTGTTTCCACTAGAGGATTAGGTTCTTTGAAACAAGAAGGCCAATACTCAATCGTTCAACCAGATTACAAGATTATGACTGCAGCAGATATCGTTGCTGATCCATCTGCTCATGAAGCATTCGTAGAAGCTGTTATGGAATCTAAAGAATGGGTTTGGAATAATGGTATTGTGAAAGAAGTGACAATTGATTCTTATAAAAAGAGATTAGATACATCTAAAGGGTTACAAGAAGAAAAGATTGCGATTTTCAAAGACTTTCTTTCGAGATTGTAAAAATTATAAATAAGAGTATAGGAGAAGTAATTGATGGAAAATAATCAAGATCCATTTGATTCAATCTTCGAAGGCATAGATCTTCCGGAAGATTTTGCTGCTAAGTTGAAGACAGCATTCGATGAAGCAGTCAATCAAAAAGTACAAGAAGCAACTAAGTTAGGACCAGTCGACACTCCACCAGAAGCTTATGCTGTTGGTATGGCTTCTGCAATGAAGACAAGTGGCGACAAACCGCCACTAAAGAAAAGTACTATCAAGAAGGCTCATGATATTGCAAAGGGTGTTATGAAAACAGCAGGAATCGAAGAAGAGGACGAGGAAATCGTTCGTTTAGAATCTGAAGGTGAGATGGAAGACGAAGAAGAAGTAATGGAACAAGAAGCGAAAGATTTTACTCCTGAAGACATCAGAGCACTATTAACTGATATTGATATTGTCAGATTACTACAAGCTACAGACTCTGAAAGAACAAAATTATTAAATTCTATGCGTGCTGCTATTACAGATTTATCTGGTAATAGTATGGCAGAACCGTTCTTATCTCTAGTCATGAGTATTATGCAAGTGATTGCAGATGATCCTAGAATTTCTACTATGGTCGCAAGAGAACTTAAGAGTATGGAACAAGCGCCAGAACCAGAACCTGAAGTTGCTGCTGAAGAAGAGAATATCGAAGTTTACGAAAATGTTATCGAATCAGTAGATAAGTATCTCACTTATGTTGCCGAATCCTGGTTGGAAGAGAATGCATTGGCTGTTGAACAAGGTCTAAAGATTGAGATTATGGAATCTTTCTGGTCTGGTTTAAAGACAATGTTCGTCGAGCATAATATTGTTATCCCTGAGGAAACTAACGTCGTTGAGGATCTAATATCTAAGATTTCCGATCTAGAATCAACAATCTCTGAAGAGAAGCAATCATTTGTTGAAGAACTCAATAAACAAAAACAACAATTCGAAGAGAAGTTGAATGAAGAGATGAACAGATCTATTCTCTATAAGAATAAAGCTGAAGTCTCTACAAAGAAAGCTGTCTTCGAATCTGTTTCTAAGGATCTATCACTCGCACAAAAAGAAAGATTCGCAAAGTTAGTTGAATCTGTAACCTACGAATCTAAGTCTTCGTATGAAGAAAAACTAAAAGATATTGTCAAGAATGCGTTTGATACTTCTAAGTCAAAGAAGAAATTAACCGAAGAATCAATGGTAGAGATCTCTGATGATAACACAATTATTACTGATGATCCTATCATGAATCTTTATTCAAACGCAATTTCTAAGAATCTCAAGTTTTAATTTTTTATAAATACTAATATAAATTTATTTCTTAAGGAGAAATATGTCTAATCTACAGAACAAATGGAAGGCTATTCTGGATCACCCAGAAGTCGCCCCAATCAAAGACGCTTACAAGAAGCAAGTTACTGCGGTTCTATTAGAGAACCAAGAAAAGGCTCAAGCCGAATCAAGAAAGCTAATCACCGAATCTGGTGTTCCTGCTAACGTTGCTGGCAACGTTGATAAGTTTGACCCAATTCTAATTGCTCTAGTCCGTAGATCCATGCCAAACCTAATGGCTTATGATATCTGTGGTGTTCAGCCAATGAACATGCCAACAGGTCTAATCTTCGCCATGAAGTCAAAGTATGGTTCTGGCGCAACTGGTCCTCTATCTTCAACCGAAGCACTATTCAACGAAGCCGATACCGACTTCGCAGGAACTGGTACTCACCAAGATAATATCTTCAGAACCGCTTCTGATACATTATCTACATTCGGTACTGGTATGACCACAGCATCAGGCGAAGGTTTCTCCCCACTAAACATGGGCTTCTCTATCGAGAAGGTAACCGTAACAGCCCAAACTCGTGCGTTAAAGGCAGAATACTCTCTAGAATTGGCACAAGACCTAAAGGCTATGCACAATCTAGATGCAGAATCTGAGCTCTCAAACATTCTTTCAACCGAAATTATGGCTGAAATTAACCGTGAAGTTATCAGAACCCTATACAAGATTGCGAAGTCTGGTGCAAGCTCTGGTACAACAACAGCTGGTTACTTCGACCTAGATACCGACTCTGACGGTCGTTGGTCAGTTGAGCGCTTCAAGGGTCTAATGTTCCATGCTGAAAGAGAAGCGAACCAAATTGCGAGAGCAACACGTAGAGGAAAGGGTAATATCATTATCTGCTCTTCAGACGTTGCTTCTGCTCTAGCAATGGCTGGCAAGCTAGATTATACTCCTGCTCTATCAACCGACCTAAACGTTGACGACACTGGTAATACATTTGCTGGTATTCTAAACGGTAAGTACAAGGTCTATGTTGATCCATACTTCTCGGTTGGCGCTGGCGTAACATTCTCTGACGTTATGGTTGTTGGATACAAGGGATCCAATGCTTATGACGCAGGTCTATTCTATTGCCCATACGTACCACTACAAATGGTTCGTGCAACTGATCCAGATACATTCCAGCCAAAAATAGGTTTCAAGACCCGCTACGGTATGGTCGCAAACCCACTATCTGGCGACGGAATCACTCTAGGTGCAGCATCCAACGATTATTATAGACTCGTCAAAATTAAAAATATTCTCTAAATTAGAGGATATTAATAATTTAAGGGAACCTTCGGGTTCCCTATAATCCTCCATTCGATTTCTTTCCAGGTAAACTTTCTAAAAAATAACTAAATAGTAATGGGAGAGTTTACATGAACCTAGAAAATTTTAAACAAGCTTATCTAAAGACTATCTCTGAATCAGTAGATGAATCAGATCTCAAGAATTACATCAGATCAATCGTAGAAGAAAATTTAGAAGAAATGGAAAATAATCTTCCGATTAAACTTAAAGATTTAATTAAAATTGAATTCAGACCATTAACTGGAGAAGATGAAGAACTCTATCCAGCTCCTCTAGAAAAAGATCCATTGATCGGAAATTATAAAGATATGACGATTGTCATCGATGGGAACACTGCTTACATTTTTTCTGATTCTGATGGTTCTAATTATCCTTCCCATTCAGTAACTCTGAATGGGAAGCTGATGAAGGGATAAATAAATAAATAAGGGATAAAAGTATAAGGAGTTTACATGAACCTACAAAATTTCAAAAAAGATTATCTAAACACGATTTCTGAATCAAAACCCGACACAGATCTCAAGAATTACATCAGAGCAATTGTAGAAGCAACAATTGCGGAAGCAAAAACTGGTGAACCTATCGTATCATCTGGTTTCAAACTTTCTGATATTGTTTCGAGTGTAAAATTTAAAAAATCATTAGGTGGTGTTGAAGGAGAACATAGTGGTTATGAGATAATTATTGAAGGTAATAAAGTTATAATCATGGGCGATGCGCAAAAAGATGGTTTCCAACAAAAAGTATATAAATTAGTATTCGATAGCGAAATTGAATAACTAATAAAAACCAAATCTATAATTTCTGTCAAATTGTATTTTAAAAAGAGGATTATAAATGAACCTAAAGAATTTTAAACAAGCATATTTGCAAACAATATCTGAATCAGCAAATGATTCAGATCTCAAGAATTATATCAGATCTATTGTTGAAAACGAATTAAAAGAAGCAGTCAATCCAAAGACGACTACGACTTCAGAATTGATAGAAGTAATGCGTATTAAGGGTTGGAAATTGATTAATCATCCAAAATTTCCTACATACTATGTCTTTTTAAAGGGATATTCTGTAATTTTAATATCGAAAAAACAAGATAAAGATGGTGGTGTTAATTGGTCTAATGGAGAAGCAGAGTATAAAATTGATCCTGCAACTATCAAAATTAATATCTTCGGTTCAGGTAATGACTCGCTCGCTGATGGAATTAAAATAGTTAAAAGAATTGCTTCTGGAAAATCAATCGATTAATACCACTCTACAATCTTATCAGCAATACCGTATCTTACTGCTTCCTCTGCTGACAACCACACGTCTTGCGCTGGAATCCAATTTTATATGATTAGACTAAATCTATAAGTATGATGAGAGGCTCCGGGAGCCTCTCAGTCTTTTAATACCACTCTACAATCTTATCAGCAATTCCATATCTTACTGCTTCTTCTGCTGACAACCACACATCTTGAGGTGGAAGCAGAATTTCTTTAATCTTCTTCTCATTCAACCCAGTGCACTTCTTGTAATGTGCAAGCATTCTCTGAGTAGTTAATTCGAATTCTTTATTTCTTGCATACAATTCATGTTCCTTTCCCCATGATCCCCAAGAGAATTGATGTGAAAGGATAGAAGTATTCTGTGTAATATATCTCTTTCCTTTCTTTCCAGCCATGAAAATAGCAAGTCCTGCAGAAGCGATAGTTCCAAGACCAAAAGTTGCGACATCGATTTCTGAAGATCGCATAATATCAATCAGGGCGAATCCAGAACAGAGATCGCCACCAATAGAATTAATCATCATTCTAATTTCAGTAGATTCTCTTTGTTCATGGAAATTTAAATTTCTTTCTACGATATACTTAATCGCATCAGAAGTGTTTTCGTTATCAATCTCTCCTGAGAGCAGATAATATCCAGCTCCTTCGAACGAAATATACATCTTAGGGATTTCAGTATTCGAATTGATCTTTTCCATTTAGTTCCTCATTTAGGTTGTGGGATAGAACTCCAACGGAAATATTTATCAGAAGAATAAAGGGATTCAACAATCCTGGATGCATCGAAGGGACTGGAGGCCTGAACCTCGTAGTCCCTCATGAATACTGATCTATCTTTACCACAATAGAAAGAGCATTTATATTTGTTCATGTTACTTCACATTAACCATAGGAACGGCATTACTACCCATAATCATAGTGCAATTTGATTTAGAGCAGGCTTCAATCTGAAGCATCTTAAGATATTGATCAGGAGTCAAACCACGTGCTTCCTGATATGCACGATCCGCCTCTGCTCGCTTAATCTCTGCAGCTTTACGAGACTCTTCTGCATTAGCACGTTGCGCTTCTGTCTTTGCTCTCTGTTGTTGTACACCAGTTTCGTTATAAGCCGAGATAATTTCTTTCTGAGGAGAAATCTTACCAAGAGAAACGTCTAAGATCTTAACAGGAATCTTAAAACGATCTACATATTCTTGTAGTTCTTTCTCTAATTCACGCTCAACTTTCTCGACTACTTCTTGTTGTAGAGCCAACTCTGGCATCGAGTACTGTCTTACTTGATTACGATTCATCGTCTGAAAAGCACGTTGAATATTATTCTTGTAGTAATCTGTTCCAAACTTACTCAACAAACCAACAGAATCAGTAATCTGTAACCGAACAGAGGCATGATAATCTACTGGATTATTGTCCTTCGGCATAATATCATCAAAAGGTTCATCGAACTTAATCGGTCTCATATCTAATTCATATGAATCTGTAGATAATGCGACTAAGATAGAACCTGGCTTAACAGGTTCAGACTCAACACCACCATGACCGAAAAACCATGGCTTGTAGATTAAGACTGCTTCATGTCCAAGATCTACATTAACCCTGGAACAAGAACATCCAAAGACCAAAATAATCATAATCAAAATAATCGAACTAAGCTTATACATATTTTCTCCTATTCAAACCGAATCTTGCGTGGACGCTTCTTTTCTTTCGTCTGTTCTACATCTAAGAACAGGGACAGAATCTCATCGAAATTCTTCTCATTAGTCTTAATTCGAACGGAAGCATTATCCTTAGTGTAGATCGAAAAATAATTCTTAGAATATGTCACTAACATTGTACTTTCTCCTGTAGAATCTTAATAATCGCCAAATCTTTCGCTTTTGCTTCGATATCTAGATAGATGTCCTTTCCATAATCGGAAGGCAATGAATTGATATAATCTGAGTGTGCAGTCTCATTACAATCAATTCCTTCATGTAATGCTTTCGATTCAGAATAATGGAATAGAGGAATTGTATCCCAAGTCGAATAAGCCATCTCAAAAGCTTCTTCTTCAGTTAACTCCCATTCATTACCATTATATAACGAATGGTGGAAATAGTCAAATGTGATAGGAATTCCGATCTTCGAATGGATATCCAAGAATAGATGAGAAGTCGAATATGACGATGCTTTGTCGTCATTCTCCACAACCAGTCTCTTTTTCATTGTATCGGATAATCTCAGAAAAGAAGCACAGAATCTGTCAGAGACTTCATCAGAATAAGACATCCCGACATGGATATTAATTGGATAATAAGAACTTGCTTCAAGACCCATATGATTCATGATATTGTTATGGATCTCTAATTCTTTTATCGAATTATCAACAACAGCTTCTTTCGCTGATCCTAATTTCACAAAAGGACCAGGATGGAAAGATAATCGCATGTCATATTCTTTCGCAAGAGATCCTGTTTCTTGCAAGATTCCTTTAATCTTAGACCATTTAGGAAGATCTTCGAGAGTGTATTCTGAAGCCCATGGAAACATATTAGAAGACATTCTGAAATTCTTGATTTTGTTCCGACCGTTCCAATCAACAATCCTTAGCAGATCAGAGACATTCTCGAGAATAAGATCAGATGCATATCCGATGCCTTTCTGTAAGAAAGTATCACGACGCATAGTTCTATTAGAAGTGATCCCTAAAGATTTTTGAAGTGTCAGATTTATGCAACAATATCCCGCATGGATCATCAGATCACCTCCCATCCAGAATCATCAAGTGTATAGATTGCACGCTTAATTCCGAATTCTGCGATAGCACGTTGGCAACCAGGACAAGGTTTTGACATTCCGAATGTCATTTTATTAGTCAGGATATCTGTTTTTGCTCGACAAATAAACAGAGTAGTTTTAGGGAAATCTTCTACATCCAATTGACGTAGCGCATTCTTAATTGCTGCAATTTCAGCATGAAGGAAAATAGATAGATCTTTATTAGCTGCATATTTGGCCTGTAGTGGCGAGGATTTCATGGAATTCACGCCGATCGAAATAATCCTATTTTTGTAGACAATGGCTGCTGAAACTTTTGCACCAGCAACTTTTGGGGTGGCTATAGCTACCTCTTTCAGTATTGAGAAGATCCGAGAGATCTTCAGGTCACTTTCCATATAGAACTATTATACTATAGTGGGGTTGGAATGTCAAGCATTAGAAACTAAATTTTCCAGAAAAAGATGCTCTCGTCGTCATCGATCCAGAAAATGATCCGCATCTTGCAAGATGGAATGTTCCTGAAAAACAAGCAATTTTATTCGAGAAAGAAGAAGAAGTATTTCTGAAACCACTATAGGATTTGCCATAGAAAGAGTAGTTTGATAGGAAATTTCCTGATGCCTGATGTCTAACTCTATTATATTTTGTAGGTCTAATCATAGTTATAATTTGGAGGGATATTTCTATCCCTCCATTCCTTCTCAATCACCATACTCTGGTTGATCCCAATATTCATCGTAAGAAAGATCTTCGTCTACGTCCTCTTCCTCATCGATGTTATCTTGTACTGGTTTTGTGAACACAGTACCAGGCTTCTGTGATCCTGTCAATTCACCAATAACTTCATATCGGCAGCAACGTCCCTTTGTATCGTTGTAGTCTGATGGAACAGAAACAACGTCACGTGGATTAATCTTAAGAATCATAATCCGATCGCCATCAAAGTGGTTGAGATAATCTTGAGAACAGAAATGTAAACCTGAACTACAAGTTCGATCCTTATCATCATCTACCTTATTGCGTTCCATTTCAACAATTTGTCCTACACTATTGTCGATAGTTCCACTATGGACGTCCTTATAATCAGCTCGAACTTTCTTATAAGCCAAGAAACAGCCGTCTGAAGTAATCGGAAGATTTCCACGCTCTAAGAATCGATAAAGTTCCTTAACAGAACGATGTGAAGGATTTGACATCAGATTTTCCATGAAAGCGATCATCGGATCAATCGGAAAGCCTTCACGATACATCTCAATAATCTTATCAGAAAGAGCGTTTGCGAAAACTTCTCCTCTCCAATATAATTCACCACCTTCGATCTTGATGTTGTTCAGACCATAATCTACTAGAGACTTAGTTGGTTCGATTAATTCTTTAACGGATTCCCAATCACTAGCCTTGATCGCATCGACGATCTTTTGATAAGAGATGTGTTGCTTGTTGATTGTGTGAGAATTGTTATCGATAACAATAACAATGTTATTTCCTTGAATTAGATATGGGTACATAATGTCTTCCTCTGTTCTTCTGTCTTGTCAATTAAGTTGATATAATCCGCAATAATCTTCTCAGAACTATCAATCAGATATTCTTGTAAAATCTGCAGCATTGGATACTTAGTTTTTAAGGTTTCCACACTATTTTTGGCAACTGTTCGATAGTTATTATATTCTACTAAAAAATCGGGATCGAAGTCAAGTACAATTTTCTCTAAATTATACATCGAATATCGAATCTTCGGATTCATTAATTCTGATGTAACCTTAAACAAGGATCCTTCGGACAATGCCGACATCAATCTTTTGTTGCTGAACGCAATCTCATAGATCTTGTAAATTGTAACACTGCTGCGAAGAAGATCTTCTTTATTCTTTTGGATTAACGAATCGATATAATCTTCAACATTAATCCAATTATTCATAGTCTTTACTCGTTCGATATCTGCTTTGCGAACACCATAAACCACAATATTAGGATCCAATCCCGAAGATTTAATTCTCCGAATC